ACGAAAACGGCCACAACAAACCACAAAGTTCAATCATGGATTCAATCAAGGCCCGCAGTCAAGTCGCGCCTGCTGACAGCGGCGGCAGCTCGCAGCCCTGGGAAAAGCCCAGACCGCGAGATGGTCATGATCCCTTGAGCGGTCGAGTCACAGCAGATGTGCAAAGCAACAAACTCAAGCAGTTGCTGGGACAGATCAAGGCTAGTTAAGCGGCAACAGATTTGATCACAACAAAGTTCAGCACAATGGCTTCACCGAGTGAACCTGCGTTTCTGTTGCCCACGCTGATTCTGCATGAACCAGCAGCGGTAGCATCACATTGAACGCTATAAGCACCTGCTGTGGCACCCGATGCAATGCTGACCATGACCACATCTGTGGCTGCAATCACACTGTTGGTCAGTGTAAAGCTGACTTCTGCGGCCGCTGCCAGTGCAGCATTGTTCATGGTAATTTGTCCGCAACGTTTGTTTAGAGTAACACCAGTTGATTTGTCTGTGGCCTGTGTTATCACACCACCGGTGCCTGTGCTGTATCCCACAGCCGATTCCGCACTGCCCAAGAGTGGTCTATTTAGATCAAATATGGTAATTGTGGTTCCTGAATCTGTGGTCGAAAACCCAAACTCATATGTGCCAGTGGCAGCAAAGGTAATCACATTGGCAGCATATCCTTGCACACCTGTGGTGCCTAGACTGACCGCTGCGGGCAAGGTCAGAGTGTATGCTGTGTTGGTAATGGAAATTCTCAATCTAATCATGCCTGCTGAACCTGCTGCTGGAAAGTTTGTGAAATTCAAGCTGATGGATCCTGTGGTGCTGATGGCTTGATAATGTCCTGCACTGTAGTCTACTGTGATGGTGCCACTGGTAGCAGTGAGTTGAACTGCTACAGCACTGAAGTCTCTGATGGCAGCGGCATAGATCAGGTTGTCCGCCATGTTGTTGTCCAGACTGGTACCTGTCAGGGCGCTTTTGAAAATGCCCTTGGTTTCAAGGTCTGTGATCTCGGTTGCTGCTGTGTCAAAGTTGGTTTTGATATTGGTAAAGTTGTCTCTAAAGCCCTGAGTATTGTTGGGCTGTCCAGCAACTGGAAAGTTGCCGTCTATGTTGTTGGGGTTTATGCTGCTGCTCATGTGTATTCCTTGTTGTAGATATTTATTGTCTAGTAGAAATCGCTAAATAATCCAAAGGCCCGCGAACATGCAAAAAAAGACCCGAAGTATACTGGAAGAACTGGACACGTTGTATGTGCAACGTGATCGCCGGTTGATCATTGAAACTCGTGCCGACAGCATTATTGCCAGCGCCATACGACTAATTGAGCAAATAGAAACAGAGTTTGGTGCTGACCAAGCCGACAATCTCACAAGAAAATTACTCAATGCCATAAGAACAAAAGATGCTGGAAAGTTTTCCAGATCAGTTAGGAAAACACATGCAGATTCATGAATTGACTCGACCTAGAAAAATAACAGAACAAGGCTTTCTCGGCGGCCTGGCCACTGGCCTGCAGTCAGCAGCCAGCAAGGTTGGCGTGCAAGGACCTGCTGCCACAAACACACCCGGGCCTGATCTTACTGGTCCCATGATGAATAGAGCGCAGGCACTGGCTGCAGGGCAACGAACAGCGTCGGCACTAACGCCAGTTATGAAGAAAGATTGGGCAAAAGCAGTACAAGCAGCCATGGCCCAAAGCACGGATCCTACAACACAGGCTCCTCCCACCAGTGCTGCTCGGTTGACTTCAGGTGAGCAGGCTAGACTCAAGGCCGAACTGGTGGCCATGGTCAACAGAGCCATTGACTCACGAGGCTCATTTGATTACACCCGCCTGCCTGACGGTATAGGCGATGATACCACACCCGAAGGGCAAACAATCAAGGCCCAAGCCAGGAAGACTGTTGAATATATCAACCGGGCCATTGACACCATATTCAACGCCACACTGGATCCCAAGGCTGATCCGTCAAACGCCTGGCTACAGCTAACAAGAGATGGCATTGCTCCTGCACAAGGTATACAGTCATTTGATAGCAATTCTCGTGGTAGTGCAATAAGGATGTCTTCACAAGCCAAGGCGTTGGCCGACCAGATAAAATTAGACGATGGGGATATAATGAAGATTAGACAATTCATTAGCACACCCGGTAATGATACGACTGTGACAGCAATTCTTGATAAAAAAACACCTGCGACAACAGATTCGCCCTTGATTAGACAATTTGGAGTGCAAACAAAATTAACTCCTACAGAGCTTGCGTCATTGACAGCGTTGGCACAAGATGTTAAAAATGATGCAGCCCTCAAAGAGATATTTGGATTACGAGCATGATGTATCTTAGAGAAGGCGGCAATGTATTCAAAGATCCTCAAGGTCAACCACTGACACAACGCATCAATCAAGCTGACATCCCTGCTACTATTGCATGGGTGGAACAAGTTACAGGTATCAAATTTCCTGAAGATCGTTGGTTGGGCAGCACTGGTCGCAAGCCCACATCCGGCGACCTGGACCTGGCTGTGGATCTTGGAGAAACAACCAAAGAACAAGTGGCAGCAGGACTGACACAATGGGCCACCAGTCAAGGACTTGACCCACGTGACTGGGTGCGTAAATCGGGCGAAGTACATTTCAAAACTCCCATCGGCGGCAACCCCAAAAAAGGATTTGTGCAAACTGACTTCATGTTTTTTCCTGATCTTGACTGGGGCACATTCTATTATGGTGGCACAGAAGGATCAGCTTTCAAGGGCATGAACCGCAATGTACTAATGAGCTCGATTGCCAAACAAGCCGGCCTCAAGGTGGGCGCAAATGGCATGATCAGCAGAACTACAAATCAACTGGTGCAGGGTGGTCAGGATCCAGACTATGTGGCACAGGTATTACTGGGACCACAGGCCACTCGTGACAATCTCAAAAATGTAGAATCAATTTATGCTGCTCTAGCAACTGATCCCAAACGTGATGCCAAGCTCGCAGACTTCCGTGAATATCTAGCCCGTGAAGGCCTACAAGAACCAACATCAGTGGCCGAAAGTGACACAAATTTTCTGGCACGGCTGCGTGATCGTATTGTGAATCGTGGCTATGTGGCTCTAGTGGAAGCAGAAGAAGCCGGAGTTGGCGGCAGAGCCAAGGGCATTGAGCACCTGGAAGATCTAGTGTTCCGCCGTGCCACTCAAGGCATTGTGGATGCGCTGGAAATTGTGAAACAGGCCACAGAGTCTCCCAAAACTATCACTGCCAAGTGGGACGGCAAACCTGCTGTGATATTTGGACGCAAGCCTGCCACAGGCGAGTTTGTGTTGACAGATGGTTCGGGCTTTGAAGCCAAGGGCTATGATGGTCTTGCCACCAGTCCCAGAATGATGGCACAAATTCAAAGCACACGATCCGGAGACAGAACCGAATTGATCAACTTGTATGCACAGTTATTTCCTGTGCTGGAAGCTGCGCTACCTGCCAACTTCCGTGGCTATGTCAAAGGTGACCTGTTGTACATGTCAACTCCTCCTGAAATTGCAGGCAACTATGTGTTTCGCCCCAACACAGTTGAGTACAAGATTCCTGCTCGAAGTGCGCTGGGACAACGCATCGGTGCTAGCACAATTGGCATTGCTATTCATTCAATGTATGGCGATGTGGGAGATGCACGGCAGCCACTCAAAGGTGTGACGTTCAATGCTGTGCCAGGCCTGATGCTGGAACGCCCTGCTACTCCCAGCACAATAGCTACAGACAGCAATCTGGAAAAACAACTGCGCAATCTGGTGCGCACAGACGGTGCTGCCATCAACACCTTGTTTAATCCTGCTGAATTACGTACCCACAAGATCACAGATCTTGCCAAACTGTGTGTGGACTTTATCAACACCAAGGTAGGCACACCCCTAAATCCTGCAACTCTGTTGCCTGAGTTTGGCGAGTGGTTACAGACTCGAGTAACTCCGCAGAAGTTTCGTAACATTGTGGAATATCTGCAGAGTCCCAGTTCAAATACAGCAGCCCTGGCCGCTGCATTCAGCGCATTTTTGTTGCTGCATGATCTCAAAATGAACATTCTAAAACAGGCTGATACACAGCATCCTGGGCAAGAAGGCTGGGTCATGGCCACTCCTGCAGGCTATGCCAAGGCGGTGAATCGCTTTGATCCCAATGCTTTTGCTGCTCAAAATCGTCAGAGAAACAACCCTCAACAGGCGTGATTTTTCCAAACTGACTAAATAAGTGCAGGGATCCTGTATCCCATTAACTTTAAAGGAAATT